AGGCATATCATAAACTTCTGTCCATGAATAACCTCCTTGTCCGAAAAAGCAAATTTCGTGTATTTGAGAAAGGAATTTAACTCTATATTCCTTAGCTGAAGTCAGCGTCAGGCCAAAAAAAGCCAACCCCAATTGGGATAGAGACTGATCTCTTTGTCCCGGAGGGAAAAAAAGTTAAATCTACGTCTGGTTGGATTTGCTGGATATATTCTCTAAGTGCTCTAGTATCTCGAGCTAAAAATGCTGTGTCTACAAAACTTCGAATTACTTTTGGATCTTTTTCTCCATTAACTGATGTAATAAGATATTTTAGTCGGGTAGTAAGTTCAGGTGAACCTTCTTTACTTAGTTTTTTAAGACCTTCTAGTTCTTGATTTATTTTAATTTCATCACCATGAGTTAAAACTTTAAAAGTAATTTCATTACCTGATGTAGGAAGAGTAAAGTTAAATTCGTTAATACCTCTAGTGTAAAAGGATTCATCAATTGGTTTATTATTAATTTGAGTTAAATCAACTGTTTCTTCTTTGCCACCATAGTTAAATTTATACTCACCTCCATATCCTAAAATACGAGCAGCAATCATAATTGCGTTTTTATCTCCAATTAACAAATCATTGTAATTGAATTCAGTAACGATTAAGGATTTGAGAAGTTTATCTAATACAGTTCCATTCGCAATATAATTTTGATTAGTAAGGATATCTTCTTCCTTAGCGGTCATGTATTTAATTTCAACTTTACCATTTGATAAAGGGTGATCTTCAGGGTAAAGTAAGCCTTTAGATGGTAATTCTATTGTTTCTGTTGGTAATTTAAAATCCATATCTTTTATTTATAATAACTTTGTTCGAGTATAAATATGAATATAAAAAAGAGCTTGAACGAATCCAAGCTCTCTTTATAAAAATATTTGATTTTTTTAGAAATTCAAGATAGCGTAATCGATTGCTACTTCCATTGTAATTTCTACTGCTTGATCAACAGTATCGTAACTATAATCCCCAAATGAAGAATTTGAAATTAAAGCACCTTTTAAAATCCATTCAGATACTACATCACCAACAGGACCTAATACGTTAAATGTTAAATCTTTCTTGTAGAAATCTGAATAACCATCTCTACCAGTAACTGATTCGTGGTGTAAACGTACCCATTCCATTACTGCTTGAGCACCAGAAGGTGTAATTGGGTCAAATAAGGTAAACGTTACGTTATTCCATACTGTTTTACCTTTAACTTTACGTTGAACATTAATATGATTTAATTCAACAACACCTTGTGTTAGAGATACAGCACTTATACCTTTAACCATGAATGTTGGGAAACCATCCATATACATGATAAACCTATTCGTTTGTTTTGGCTCAAACGCTGTGAAAAATATTTCGTTGGGATCTAATACTGCCATTTTACTGTTTCTATTTTATTATAAATATTTAGGCTTCCTACTTTTACGCTGGGAATGTTGCTCCCGTTGGTAATACATTAAAGTCTAAGATTATGAATTCAGCAGTTTTAGTTGGTTGGAGGAAAATTTGTCCTACCATTTGATTTCTATCAATCACGTCTGGGGTGTTGTTAGAATCATCCATTACTACTTTAAACGCATATAAACCTTGTCTTTGTTGAACACTTTCTAAGTAAGGATTTACTTGAGCTAAGAAATTATTTCTAGTAGCTGCTGTGTTTTGTTCAAATACTAAAGTTTGTGAAATTTGACCTATGTATGATTTAAGAGCGATTAATAATCTTCTTACATTTACTCTATCTAAAGCAGAAGCTTGAGTTTGTAGAGTTTTCTGACCATATACTACAGTTCCAACACCTGGGAATGAGGCAATTGGGTTAACTTTAGCGTTGTATAAAGTATCTCTGTTAGATTGAGATAATTTTCTTTCTGGTCTAATTACTGTAGATAAACCACCTCTATTAATACCTGCCGGAGCGAACCATGGTTCAGAGCTATTGTCGTTAAACGCGTAAACCCCAGGAATCATTGTCGAAGCTGGTACCCATACGTTATCACCTGTATCTGGATCTGAGGTTTGTAACCAAGGCCAGTACATAGCACCGTATGATGAGTTAATTGTTCCTGCTTCTTCAACTGGGCTATCTGTACCAGTAATTGATTTACCGTAAATTGCTGGGTCAATAATATAAATAGCGTCACCTCTGCTTTGGATATTATTAATAGCAGTTGTAATAGCACTAGAATGACCCGAAACTCCTCTAATTAAACCAGGTGTAGTAAATACATTAAACTGGTAATCGTCTTGATTAGCTAGTAAGTTTAACATATTAGTATAATCACTGCCAATCAAACCTTGAGTTACAGTACTAATATTTTGATACATATTATTAGCACTTGTAGCGTTAATAACAGTACCTGTACCTCCTCTAAAGGCTCCACCAATAGAACCTGAACCAAAAGCTGGGATTTTTCCTGTAAATTCTGTTTTAGCTACACCAGCATTATCAAAATAATTAGGAGTTTTAGATGTTACAGATTTTACTCTTACGTATCTAGAAGCATTAGGATATGAACCTGAAGCTATTTTTACGTAATTTTCAGTAGAATCATAAGCATATTTGTAATCACCAATTACTCTAGCAACGTAATTATCTTGGGTAGGATCTAATGATAAACCTGTAAAGGATTCTAATACAACTTTATTGTTTGTATTATCATTTCCTCTTCTAATTAATAAATCAAAGGTACCTTGAGCTGATGAAGAAGCTGCTATTTCCCATCTAATATTATCAGCACTACCTGAGGTTAAAGCTCCATTAGATAATTGAGATCCAGAGTTATTAAAAATAACACCTTTATCAATGGCTTCTAATGTAAATGCGATATCACTATCATCAGAACATGAAATATTAGATTCAGCATAACCCCAACCTGAAGAGCCTGACACTACACGTGTTACTAATAATGTGTTACCTCCATTTTGGAAGTAGTTATAAGCTTGAATTGAAGTTAAAAATGAAAATTCTTCACTAGCACTTAAAAAAGTTGTACCAAAACGATTTTGATAATCTGAGTATGAAGTAACGACTGTAGGTATTTCTACAGGTCCTTTGACTGTGGGACCCACTACAGCAGCCCCTACTTGTACAGGCTGTTGTGTGATAAAGGATTGATCATTTTCCCTTTGTAATACACCCGGTGAAATTAAAGTTTCTGCCATTGCTAAATTAATTGAATGTTTTATTATAAATATTTAAAAAAACCTCAAAAATTAGCTATTTTTAATAAACTCCCCAGAATCTAAATCAATAGAACCTTCTCCATACTTATCTTGGAGATTTTGAGCTACTGAACTACGTTGTTTAGATAACTCTTTAGATTTATCGATAATAAATTGTTTTTGAGTAGTTAAATTTAAAATTTGGTATTCAATTTGTCCAAGTTGAGATATTACTTCACTTTCTTTTTCTTGAATACTTTTTAATTCACTAATTTCTTCCTTGCTTAGAAATGTTTTTTCCATGTTATAAATATTAAATTATTTTTTGCTAGTTAATCGTTTTTTAATAGCTTTAAATACTTGATTTGGATGAATTGATTTTTGACAAATATGTTGTAATTCAGTATCTTTATGGATAGGACACCAATTCCAATCTCCAGCATCAAACATAAAGTTTTTATTATTCCAACAAGGAAAACAAGAATCACTTGATATACGAGTAACATTAGTAGTAAACTCATGATCTTTTTTGCTAAAACCACTGATCATAAATGAATGTTTACCCATAGCCCAATTAAACCAAGAAATTCCTGAGCTGAGTCCAATGAAGGCTTCAGCATGGTATAAATAGTTGTAGGTTTCTTCCCATGATAACTTAGGTCTATCTATAATACCTGCTCCTTTAAATCCTTCATATGATACACTAACTACTTTATATCCTAAATTATTTAAAAGTTTAGCTAAAACAAACCAATTTTGGTAAGGCCATTCTTTACATCCAGCTGTAGAACGTGGGGCTATACAAACATATTTTTCTCTTAAAGGGCGTTTACTATGAGTAAAATTAACTCCGTGATTTTGTTCTTTCCAATCTAATCCTAAAATATCAGTAGCTGTTGCTTGCATAGGAATAGTATTACATTTTCTAGGGTTTTTATTACCTTCATCCCATTCTCCTTTTTCATTTTTAAACCACCCTACTTTATAATGAGCTACACAAGCTGTGCCTACTCCAGGTTTTATAAATTCTATATCTTTATATGCTTCTAAACCTTTAAACCATTCATTATGGAATGTAGATAATACTACTTTACATTTGTATTTTTTAGCAAATTCTATAGCATAAGGAGACCAACCAATAGTATCACCAATAGATTTAGACTCTAAGGAAATTAATACTCTTTGATTTTCTATATTTAGCCTATCAATTTCTTTACCATTTACTCTAATAATCCAAGGAATATAATATTCTTTACTACAAGTAGTCCACATATTATTAGTAATGGTATCACTAAATATCACTTCATTAGTATTCCCATTTATAAATTCTACTTTATAAGATTTAGAAACATTTCCTAAAATTTCTACTTTAGGAGTATTTATATAACTTATTTTAATTTGATTGGTATCTTCAGGTTCTTTATAATTATCCATAAAGTTTTGAAGAGTTTCAGCACCAATTTTTCCAATACGTTCCCAATTAAAATCACGATGGATTAATTTAGCTTCTTCAATAGCACGTTTTTTATGATCTGTATAGTTTTCATAAGCATCGCGCATTACACGAGCTAAATCATTAAAGTCTGGTTCTGGGTAATCACCAGGAAGATCACTCATTTTGTAACGAGCGTAAGTAGCACTATTAGCAGGTTTTAAACCTATAGTTTTTACAGGTAAACCTTTACCTTTAGCAAATTCCATTTGGGCTGAATCTGCTGAGTATATTGATGGAGTACCACAAGCCATAGCCTCAATTAAGGGTAAATTCCATCCTTCACTACGAGCACAAGACAAAAATACATGACCATTTTTTAGATATGTAATATAGTCTTCACGAGAAGGAAAATGTTTAATTTTTAAACGTTCATCGGTAAACCCATAATATTCTAAACGTTCTTCAGTAGTTTCAAAACCATCCATATCTTTACCCCACATATTATCAATAGATAATATTAAATCTACAGGTTCAGAAGGATCAAAAGTACTAAGAAAAGTTTCAATCATTTCTTTAGTAGATTTTCTGTAATCCCAACGACCAAATAATATAAATTTAAATCTACCATCTATATAATCTAATTTAGTAACCGGGTCTTCTGGGAAGAATGTTTTGGTGTCTACTCCTTCAGGTACTACTTTTACTTTATTAGGATCAGCTCCTTGATCAATAGTACATTGAGCTTGCCATTGAGATGGAACCCAAATTTCATCAAATTCCAATAATTTTTTAAAGAAACCTTCAGGTTGTCTAGTAGATTCCCAAACATTATA